CTTCCTGATTCGAGAATCTAATGAACATTGGATCTTGACTTGATGTTGTTCCAATAGTTGTTTCAGTTCCAAAATGAAATAAATGTCTATCTCTATCTGATACTAAAGTTAATCTAGATGCTGTTGGAGCACCTGACATAATAGTTGCTCTAATTGTTCTTGGATTCACAGCTCCTGCATTCCAAGTAAACGTTCTGCCATCTGCAATGGTTGCAATTAATATTTGACCAAAATTATCTAATGACCATTGTCCTGGAGATAAAATAACATCTGATACTGTTCTAGCTGTTCCCCAAGTTGAGTCACCCCATAAATAAGTACCCCAACCATAACCAGGAGTTTGAAACGCGGGACCAACTGCTACGTATGGATTAACAGATACAGAACCTTGTGCAGACATTCCTGATCCACTTTCATTTGATGCCATTGTAACTGTAAAACTATTTGCATTTGGCACTGTAATAACTTCATAAGCTATGTCATCAAAGTCAGCTGTTGTATATCCTGTCTCTCCTCCACCAGGTAATGATGTAGAACTAAATGTAAAATAGTCTCCCACTTCTAGTCCGTGAGATGTTTTGTTAACAGTTAAAGTTGCTGAACCTGTTGTAGATGAAAAGGTACAAGAAGTAATAGCTGCTTCTAATGGTGTAATGTCGTAAAATGCATCACCATAAAATAAAAATAATCCTTTGTGTGTTCCAATGGCTGCGTACTTCTCTCCACTAATTGCCGTCCACGTGTGCTGGGCTCGCGCGGCTCCAGGTAATGTTTTTTGAGCAATAGTTAATTGTCTCCAACCACCTATTTTTTCAGGTAAGCCATATCTAAAACGAACAAAATCACCATCGATCCATTCGCCTTCTGCTCCTGATGCTGTAGTTTGTTTATTGAATCCTGGTTTGAAACCTAGTTTTTTTAAAGCCATAATAAACCATTATACTATTTTTTGGCCAAAAATATAGTCTATTTATTTAAATATCTAAAGCGTAATTAAAACTAATTCCCCATTTTTTCTTGTTTTGATAATGAGACAAAGATTCGTGTTCTAAGAAAGAAGAAAATAAAGCAAACTTACCTTTTTGTGGTTTTATTTTTTTTGAAATGTCATAGAAATCTAATGTTTGTTCGTGGTCATTTAAATAAATAACTCCTGACCAAAGATTGGGTTCGTGTTGATGTTTAGTAGTTCTACCGCCTTGAGAAACACAATAACCCCAAGAATTTAAAAGTTTGTATTTAGGAAGCTGTATACTTTCATCAACATAAGCTATGAAACATTTAGATATCTTTAAAAACTCTTCATCCTGATTAAAATAATGCCAAGAAGTCATAGCATCTCTTACGTTAGTTTTAAAACTTTGATTATTGTCTTCTTTAAAACCTTCTTTAATTTTATTAATAAAATAGTTTGAATTAATTTCAACAATTCCTTCAATAAAGAAATAATCCCTTAAAATTTTTTTTTCATAATGTTTTTCTATCTTAATCATTATTCAATAAAATATGCTATAATATATCTTTCTTCAAAAGAAAAATCGTGCATTGAGGCGTGAGGTTTTTTTCCACTATAAACAACCAATCTATTTGGATATGAACCTATTGTAATATCAGGATATTTATCCCAAGTGTTTTGAAAAAAAGCTGTGCCGCCACTACTAGTTTGATCAAAATAAAAAACAGCAGCATACTTTGATCCGTCAGTATGAATTAATCCAATATTTGTATTTACTTTAGATTGTAATAATTCCTTTGATAAAACTTTTCTTATTGTAGAGGATACTTTTTTTATTTTTTTACCAAAATTTTCTTTAAATTTAGGAAGAAAAAATTTATCAAAATTTACATTTCTATTTTCATAACAAGGATAAGCTTGATATCTATTTCCATAATAACTTGATATAGGTTGGTAAGTTGAATTATATTCAATATTTTTTATTTCTTTTTTTATATAAGAAAAATCTTCTGGTTTTAAAAAATCAGATTTTACAAAAAAACCACCATTATCTAAATTATTTAAATCAAACATTTCTATGTAATAGAATTATATTTTTAATACAATAGTCCAATCTAATTGTTTTAAAATTTCTAAAGTAATCACTGGATTTTGACTTTCTACAATATATTGATGTAACGTAGGAACATCTACAATTATCCATAAATTTAATACATCATCTTTCATTAATATTTTATCTGCTTTTGTTTTACTTGAACCTTTTTTAGTTTGTCTTTCGTTATCATCTTTTTTAAGAGCTCTCACATCAAACTTTAAAATTTGATTTGACCTTCCTTTTAATCTTCCTGAAACATCCCAAAGTTCTTTTTTACTTATTTCTTTAGTTGCCCATTTAACATCTTCTAAATATTTATTTACAAAATTTTTATACATTTTTAAACATTCCTAAATAAGGTCGACCATCATATAGATTATTATTTTTTTTCTTTTTTCTATTATAGTGTAAAAAAACCTGCCCACAAATTTTACCTGTAAAAGGTTCTCTCCAATGTTCTAATTCACAACCAGAATAAATAAGCATATCTCCTGGTCCAAGATTAATCGCAATACCTTTTGGAGCATTGGGTTTATGTATTTCTTTAAATTCATCAATAACATAATTTTCTCCTGTTGGATCAATGTATATTGGCCAAGGATCACCCCCTAAATTAATTGTAGTAGATATTTCACAACTAGGTCTATCTTTATGCCTTTTTAATTTGTCTCCAGGACAATATATTCTAGCATAACTATAGGTAGGTATTAGTTTTAATTTAGTTTCATTTTCTAAAATTTTTTGTGTATTTAATAATAAAGTTTCCATAGTTGGATCACCATAAACACAATAAGCATTAGATTGGACAATTTGAGTATCACCAAAAGTTCCCATAAACCTATCGTATGCTTTCTTATTTTTATAATCATATAAAGAAGCCAAAGCTTTTCTTCTTAATTTTAAAACATCAAAACAAAAACTTGCAATTTCTTTTGAAATTGCATTTTTGCAAACTACATATTTATTTTTTTTAAAACTCATACTATTTAAACGCTGGTCCTAAAAACCAAGCAACTAATGAATATCTTTCTCCCTTTAATACAGGTGTGACTCTGTGATGTATGTATGACGGAAAAACAATTACTGATCCAGCTTCTTTTAATACATCAATAATATGTGTTGGTGTTTTTACTGTTTGTATTTGAAACTCTCCCCCTTTATATTCAGAAGAATCATTTAAAGAAACAACCATAGATATTTTTCTATGTAATTCTCTTCCATTTATATTTTGAGTTAAATTTTCACTGCAATCTGTGTGCCAATCGTAGAATTGATTTAATTTATATTTTGTGAATTGAATTACTTCAATTTGTTCTATATCAAATTTCCATCCAGCTTCAAAATTAGCTTTTGTTAATAAAGAATGTAATAAATGATTGAGCCATATTTCTTTTTCAAGAAAAAATATATCTGAATTCCTTTCTTCTAATTTAAGATTAGATTTTAAATTATTACCTACTTTTCCTAAAGTAAGTTTATTATTTTTTAATGTTTCATTAATTAAGTTGTTACACAACCATTTAGGAATAACATTTTTATAAAAGTAATAGGTATTTTTGTATATCATTCTTTATTTTAATATCACTTTATTTATATCTGAAAAATATAAGACATCTATATCAGATTGGTTAAATATTTCAAGTGCTTCTTCAGGGGTTTCTACTAATGGAAAACCTGCTAAATTTAATGATGTATTCAACAATATTGGAACACCTGTTTTTTTAAAGAATTGTTTTAATATATTATAAAGAACTTTATTTTCTTTTTCATTAACAGTTTGAATTCTACACGAATTATCTGCGTGAACTATAGAAGGAATTATTTCTTTTTTATTAGGTAAACATTCAACTCCATACATCATAAAAGGAGAGTTTTTTAAACCCTGCATATCAAACCAGTTATTAGCTTCTTCTTCTAAAACAGAACATCCAAAAGGTCTAAACCATTCTCTTTTTTTAACCTTATTAATTATATCTTTTCCATTTTTAATTCT